CACAACAACCGGCAATGGCAGAAGCACCTACACCTTCACCAGAAGGATTAGGAGCACCAACACAAATGGATAGGCCACCTATGACTGCTTAGTCATAGCCCCAATGCGACTCTAGGCCACCTGTTTTCCAACAGCCCCAAACAAAGGAGAATAAAATGGAAGAAAATAAAAATGAGGAAATTCAACAAGAGGAAACTCAAGTAGAAGATAATCAAACAAAGGCTCTTCTCGAGCCTACGCCTTATAAACGAAAAGTAAGTAAGGAAGAAACAGACGACACAGCTACCGTCTCGAAGGACACTTCTTCAGAAGAAGAAGCCACTCCAGACGAAGAACGCCCTGTTAATGCTGAAGAGAAAGTGTTTAAGAAACGTTATGACGACCTTAAACGCCATTACGACTCTACTGTCAATAAGCATAAAGACGATGTCTCAAAACTTAAACGCCAGTTAGAAGAAAGTACTGAACAAGAATTGCCAAAAACTAAAGAAGAAATAGAAGCTTGGCGAACTAAATACCCAGATGTCTATGATGTTATAGAAACTATAGCTCATACTAAGGCAGATGATAGAACTCAAAAACTTAAAACTGAAATAAAGGAATTGGAAAGCCAACAAGCGGTTGTACAACGAGATAAAGCAGAAGTAGAGTTGTCTAAATATCATTCAGATTACAATGAAATAAGGGCAGATGAGAAATTTCATAAATGGGTTAGTGAGCAAGATGATACTATTCAAGGTTGGTTGTATGAAAATACATCTAATGCAAAGTTAGCCTCCCGAGCTATTGATTTATATAAAGTTGATACAGGGTACAAAAAGAAAAAAGTTAATAATTCATTAGAAGCATCAAAATCAGTAACTTCAACTAGCAAACGTGAAATGGATACTTCAAATAAAAAGATGTGGAAGGTTAGCGATATAGCTAAAATGAAACCTCATGAATTTGCCAAGTATGAAAAGGATATTGATTTAGCTAGGGTTGAAGGTAGGATTGTTAATGGATAATCTTTAAGTCTATAGGAGGACTATAATATGGCTATAACAAAATCAGCCGGATATGACAACTTACCTTCGGGTAATTGGTTACCGGCAATATACAGCCAAAAAGTTCAAAAGTTCTTTAGAACTGCGTCAGTGGTAGAAGATATTACTAATACCGACTACGCAGGTGAAATTGAAGCTTTCGGGGATACCGTCAACATTATTAAAGAGCCAACAGTTAGTGTAAGTTCTTACACTAGAGGTAGTGCAATCAACATCCAGAATCTGGCTGATGACCAACTACAACTAGTAGTAGACCAAGCTAATGCGTTCGCTTTTAAGGTTGACGATATTGAAGAAAGACAATCCCACGTAAACTGGGAATCTTTGGCTACATCTTCTGGAGCATATGCTCTAAAAGATTCTTATGACGGAAACGTACTGGCGGCTATGTTTAGTGCGGCAGGAACAGACCACGGCACAGTAGATTGTGGACATGGTACTGGAGATGTTGACCCACTAAATACTTTAGCGTTAGCATCAAAAACATTGCATTCTAGTGATGTTCCAACTGATAATAGATGGACTGTAGGTACACCTGCATTTTATGAGCAACTTGCTCAAAGTGCATCCAAACTTATGGATTCTTCTGTTACTGGTGACGGGGCTTCCCCATTACGTAATGGTAGAGTTGTTGCAGGACAAATCCAAGGATTTAGTCTGTACATGACTAACAACTTTGCAGGCCTTTATGGCTTGTTTGGACATATGTCTTCTACTGCTACTGCAAATGCAATTGCAAAAACAGAAGTAGTAAGAGACCCAGATTCATTTGCAGACATCGTAAGAGGTCTTCATGTATTTGGAAGGAAAGTGTTGCGTACGGCTTCACTTACCAAAGCAACCTTTACATATGATTAATGGGGGATTAGAATATGCCAACACATGCTAAAACAACCGGTGGAACTACCGGGCATCCTTCAACTAGAAGGAAACCATATTGGATTGAAAATACAATTGACAATTCATTATTCGACCCGGCGGCGGCAGACATTATTCAATGTCTAAATGTACCGATAGAGTCATTAGTCCTAGCGGCAGGATTAGAAGTTTTAACAGCTTCTTCTTCTTCTGTGACTTTTGATTTGGGTATTACAGGTTCTACAGCAGGTCACCATGACCCAGATGCTTTTGTAGATGCTTATGATGCTACTGGTACAGGTCATGCTCCAATGGATGCAACAGATGCGGCGGCTATGCTTATTTGCAAAGCGGC